GGATACTTTAATTTTAAAAATGGATAAACTTTTTTATAAAAATTTAAAATTATTTTTAAAAGATCTTGTAGTTGTATTTCCAGATGATGATGAAGCACTGCAAATAATAACAACTTCAATAAATTTAGCAATTATTGATGACACTGATCATAAAATAATTAAAAAATTTTATAATGCATTAATTCCTTTAGAAGAATTAATAATTAATCAAGATATATCTATTTTTTCAATGGATCCAACAATTTATTGGCCATTAACGAGTTATGAATATAAACTTTTTTTAAAAATTAATAATAATTGGTCATCTTTTAGTGAACATAGTAAAAGTACTTTATGGGAATATATTCAATTATTATTTATTCTTTCTAAAAATTTAAATAATTCTTAAAAAAAATTCCGTTTAATGTGTTTAAAAAAATAAAATATCTAATAATAAATACAAATGTTTTTATTATATATTATTAGATATTCATTTTTTATTCATAGTTTATATAAATTAAATATAAATGAAAATGACAAAACTATAAAATATGTTAATGATTGTGTAATAAGTTGTGGTTCACTTGCTATAAAATTATTACAATTGGTTTTATCTTCAAAAAAATTTAAATTAAAATCCAATAAATTAGATTTTGTACTTGAAGATTGTGTTATACATCCATTTGAAGAAACCCAAAAATTATATTTTAAAGAAAAAGGTCATAGTATTTTTGATGACTATAATTTTGATTTAATTGACGGTGATGTAATTGGATCGGGTAGTATAGGACAAGTACATCGTGCATATTGTAAAAAAAGAAAAGAATATATTGCTATAAAGATAAAACATCCAAATATAGATAAAGAAGTATCTAAATCAGTAAGTGTGCTTAAATTTATTTGTTATTTTTTTAAATCAATAAACAAACTTCATGATATTATCATAGAATTTATTGATAATATTCATTTACAAATTGATTACGTACAAGAAGCAAAAAATACTATACAATTAAAAAAAAATTTTTGTAATGAAAATTTTATTATTATACCAGAAATATTTGAATATAATAATAATTTTATTATTATGAGTTACCACCATGGAGAACCTTATGAATCTGTTCCTGATCAAACTAAAATTATTGCTTCGTTATATATGAATTTTTTTTATTTATCATGTATTGTTAATTATGATTTTATGCATTTAGATTTACATTATGGTAATTGGAAAATTATTTGTGATAATGGCGACGATGGTAATTTAAAATTACTTATTTATGATTGTGGAATAATGTTTAGTACAGGTGATATAGATTTTAACAGAAAAGTTATTGATTGTATGTGTAATAGAAGAACATTTATTCAATTACTTGATATTATGAAAGAAAAAGAACCAGATAATTTATTAATAGATAAACATCGTCATGAATTAGAAGATCTTATAAAATATAATATTAGTGGTTCAGAATGTATTACAAAATTTTTAAGTAAACTTATTGAATTAAAATTATTTAAAGATAAAAATTTAATAAATATCCTTTCATGTATGGTTATGTTAGGAGAATCAGGTAAAAAAGGTCCTGATATGATTACAAAATATATATATTCAGAATATGATACAATTTCGATACTTTATTATATATATAGTGGAATACTTGTTAAAATGAATAAATTTAATGAATTAAATAATTTTTTTATATCAGAACTTGAAAAATCTGATATACATAAAAAAATATATACTGATTGGTTATTTAATGAATTTGGTCATAAAAATGGAAATATACTTACTGATATTATTTATAATAAAGTATTTTTATTAAATTAAAATTTTTAACATGATTTACCATTATTACCATATTTTATTCTATTATAAGGCGTGATAAGTATTTCTTGTGTTCTTAATTGTTCACCTGTTGGATCATTAAATTGTAAAGGAATTTTAATTAATTGAGTAGATCCACCTGAATAATTTAATTGATTTGTATTATCAACAATTGGTTGATTTAATATATATTCATTTGTTCCATATTCTTGTGATGTAAATAAATCTGAATTTGCTGGAATATTATTTACTAATTCTGATTTATATACAATTGGGTTAACTGGTGGGGTTAATGGATATTCATAACGTGTATCTAAATGAAATATTTCATTAACGTCTTGTTTAACATTTTGAATTAATGGTTGGGATACATTACTAACTTCACTAAATGAACTTTGTTTTTTTTTATTTAAATAAAATATGGTAATAATAACGGCAATTAAAATTACAAATTTCATTTATCTTAAACAATTATTTTTATTTAAATAAATTTAATTTTTTAATATACCACATTCAGATGCAAATTTTCTCATATTTTTATGATATACTGGATATGGGTGTTTATGATTATCTGTTTTCCATTTAGTATCATTGCATGTAGTATGAGTCAATTCATGAATTACTAAATCTAAAATTTTATTATAATTTTCAATTTTATCTGGATTAGATTTTATATTTGGTCTGATAGTTAAAAATATACTACGTTTTGTTGCAATTTCGTAATTTTTATTATTATTAATTGGTATTTGAGTAACTTCCTTGGGTTTATTTAAACCTAATATACCCAAATCATTTGGCGTCATTTCTTGATAATTAAATAATTTTTTACCTGCTTTATAATTAATTAAATTATTAGCATCACTATTATTAAATATATCTCCATTACTACTAGGTGTATGTATATCAAATGTGTGGTATATACCAAATGCTATAGGTTCGTTTTCCCATTCTTGTTTATGTTGGTATATATATATTAAAAGTGTATTAATATCATATCTAACATTTGCAAGTATATTAGCAACATTTTGAATAGTTTCAGGTTGTCCACTATTCCATACTTTATAATATAACCCATCCCATGCTTTAACATTAACAAACCCTATTTCTTCTTCAACATCCCAAAAAGGTTTTTTAATTTTATGAACCATTTTACTTTTTAAAATTATTTTATTTTAAACTTTAAAATTTAAAATTTATTTATTTTTCCAAATAACGTAATACTTTGTTTTTTTACTTTACATACACCATTTTTGTATAAACAATCTGAATTTCCTAATCCTTTTCCTTTATTACAATCATCTTTATTATTAAACCTAGAACATGTGTCGTGATTGGATACGTACATTTTAGTTTGTGCAGAATTTACTGCTACCCATATATATTTTTGATCTCCTTTTTTATTTGTTAATATAGGAACTTTTATAAAAGGTGATTTACCAGGAACTGGTACTTTTACATAAGTATATTTCATTTCATTTGTTCTTGGATCTATGGTTTCATAATGTGTAAAATCTTCAAGTGGTTGACCATTAGACCCCATTGCTAATTTTTCTACATCAAATAAAAATCCATCATTTGCTTCATTTCCAAATTTACCAGTAAATGGATTATAAAGTATTTTTAATCTTCGATATTCAGGTACTGGTTTTACTATCGATTTTTCATTTAATTGATAATAATTTTCAATTGTTTTTTTATTATATTTATAAAAATCTTCTGGTGTTTTACTATAATACAATGTTTTAATAAGATCCCCACCATAATAATCTTTAATTAATTTATTTTCACCTGGTGTATAAATTAATTTTAAAGAAATTTTTCCTAATAAATTTGGAGGTACTTTTAAATAATTAGCAATAGTTTCTATACTTCTATTATAATAATATTTATTAAAATCTTCTAAAATATATCCTTTTGGAAGTAAATTTGTGATATCTACAAATAATTTTTTTTGTAATATATAATTTTTATTTAAAAAATCATTTATATCAAGAAGTTCTAGTAAAATATTAATATTACTTTTAATTTCTTGAGTTAAATTTAATGAATCAAGCATTAATTTTCTTTTATATGCTTGTATTAATTCTATTACCAATTTTTTATTACGCGTAAATCTGATTGGACTACCAATTACGGTTTCAGGAATATAGTGTAATCCCAAATTAATTGATTCTGACTCTTTTTCTTGTAATTTTATTAATTGTTTTTTAAGAATATTGTATTTTTTATTTGAATTTAATAATTTTTGTTTTAATCCAGATAAACGTATATCCGATGATAAAGAATATTTAGTTAATATTCTTTTTTTATTAAAAATCATCATATTTATACCTTTCTTTTTTTGTAAAGGTTTATTATTTATTTTTAAAGAAGGTGATGGCATTAATGATAATATGTTTGTTTGAATTGTATTAATTTTTAATTTTAAACTATTTATAATAGTTTTTTCTTGTGAAATAAGTGCATTTATGTCTTTTATATTTAATTTTGAATAATTTTCTTTTACATTTTTAATTTTTTCTGGTTTAAGAATTAATAAAATTTCTTCATTTTTTAAATTAAATATATTATTTTGTTTAATATAATCAATTAATTTTGATGTATACAAGTCATATATTTTATTATTTAATGAAATGTCATATACCAACAATTCAAGACGTTTTGCTATAATATTACATTTATAATTATTCATTAATTTATTTTTATAAATTGTATTTATTAATAATTGTGATTTTATATGTTTAATGGTAGATCTTCTATTTTTTATAGATGTAACGTTTATAAGTGTTTCAAATGCAATTTCTTTTTCAAATAACGCAAGTTGATGTATATTTATTTTTCCATCAAGTATAAATTTTTTAAAATTTGGATAATTTCTTAAAATAAATAAAATATCATTAATTTTTGATGTATATTCTATAAAATCATTATCCGATAAAATATATATTTCTGTTTCAAGAAATTTCATCAATTTTAAATTATTAAATTCATATAATAACTTTTTAATTGATATATCTCGTAATGGTTTAGTAATAAGTAAAGTTGAAACGCCTTTATTTAATTTATCATAATATTTTTTTATTTTTTCTAATACTATAGGACTAAATGTAAATTTTTGTGTAATATTTGTTGGTTCAAATGTATAATAAACTTCTGCTTCTACTGAACAATTTATAAGTTTTGTAATTTCCATTTTTAACATAATACTTCTAAGTAAATTTCTATTATTTGAAAAAGTTATATCTTTTTGTGATACTTTAATTGGAAGTTGGGTATGAAATTTTGTACTTTCTGCAATTTTATCATTTATTGTTTTTTTATAACTATCATAACTTGAACCTAAACTTGTTACATTCATATGTTGTGTAATATTTACTCCTTGGATATATTTAGAAAGTTTTTTATAAAATATAGTATATGCTTTATTAAAATCAGTCTCATTATTAAAATTACTTTGAATTGGTATAATGATTTTATCTTTAATTGTTTTATTTATATTAATAACTATTTTTTTAAGATATTCCATTTCTTTTTTTATAAGATTATCAAAAACAACATCAAGTGACTCTGAATCTAATGGCGAATCATCATTTATTTCTTCTCCGTATGTTTGAATTAAAAGTTCTTTAATTTCAGAATATAAATTATTAATTGAATTTATTTGATATGCTGAAATAAAACCAGGTGCTTCTTTTTTTTTAATGCGTGAAATATATATTTCCAATAATTCAATAAATGAATATTCTTTATTTAGAAGATCAGAATTAACAAATTCATTATCAAATTCGTTATCTTCTAAATCTTGATTTATTTTTTTTAATAATCTATTAAATTCATCCAAATCTAACATTTCTGCGTTATAACGCAAAATTAATTTTAATTTTTCATATAATAGTTCATATCTTTTGACATTTTTATCAATATCATTTAATTCATCATCTGCTATAATACTATCAGTTTCTTCTATATCGCTATCAGATTTATTTTCTTCCCATTCTGATTCATCATATTCACTCATTTTACTTTTATTATTAATATTATTTTAATAATTTATAATATTAAAATAATATTAATGATAAATACAATAATGAGTTTAATTCATCTTGGAATGTCTGCAATTATGTTTGGGGATATAGATGGGTGTGGTGCATGTGCTATGCAAGATAAATTATTAAAAGAAAAATTTAAAAATGGTCATTATTTATATATAAATGTAAATAAAAATAAATATGCTTCTGCCTTATTAAAAAATAGAGGTATACCAACATGGTATACACCAAAAACATCAGATGGATATGGAATACTTAGATCAGGTGTTATTAAAAATGTTACAGAAAAACTTTTAGAAAACGGTCATGTAGAAAAAAAATGGGTAATAAAACCTCGTTTAAATAAAAAAAAAATAATAAAACAAAAATTTCAATTTGGTAATACTATTCCAGAAATTGGAACATTAGCAAAATATGGACGTAATTTTCCAGACAAAAAAGAGTTTCAAATCCCAGATTCATGGACAAATGAAATTACAAATAAATGGGGAAATCCATTAAATAGTGGCACATTAGGTCGTGAATTTGGACCAGGTGGTACTGATAAAATTTATTCTAATAATTACTATAATGATATTCGTATGGCATATCCAGGAGGTGATCTTGATACAACATTAAATTTAAATAGAACTTGTAACCAATATGACCCAGTTCATACACAAGGTACTCCGGTAGGTGCAATAGATTACCCAGTTTTAAATACGGCTGGTATGATTTATAATAGTCCTAATCCTCAAATAACATCATTTGGTAAAAGAAGAAGACCACGATTTGGAGATCTTTATTCACAAATGGGTCCAGTACCAGCAAGTAATTATCTTTTAAATAATAATACATTTAATAATATGTATGCTGGCGGAGGTCAAGGAGGTCCGCCAAGACCATATAAAGGTGATAATCAAAAATTATATATAAATAGTTCACCGGTTTATTATCCAGTAAAAAGTATTACAAATTTTGGTGCTAAAATTTCAAAAATTATTAAAAAAAAAATTAAACTGGTTAAAAAAGTTAAACCAGTTAAAAATCTTACAAATATTAAAAAGGATAAAAAGGATAAAAAAGTTAAAAAAAATAAAAAACCAGGTGAAGGAAGTACACTTACGATAAGAAAAGGTAAAGTTGTTGTTACGCATTAAAATTTAAATAATGGTTTCTACAAACTGGTATATATTTATTACTTCCACCGATATCAATAATATTAACATTATTTTCGCAATTTAATTTTTTTGTAAAAGTTGCAATAGTACCATTATTACATTTATTACAATATGCGTGTAATTTATCTACAGAATCGCATATCGGAATAAGTTTAATTATTTCACCAAACATATTTCTATTATAATCGCCATCCAAACCAGATACAACTACATGTTTTTTACAATTATCAACTAAATCTATA